TCTGGAAAAATTTTTTCCAGAATCTTGTAACTAAAAAGTCAATTTTGTTTTAGGCATCTGGATTCTCGTTAGGCAAGACACCATCATAGAAGTTGGGGTCTGTCTCTGCGAGATTCTGTGCCTTATATGTTTTAATTTCTGCGTCTTTCTTTACCATGTCAGGATCTCTTGGCCACACTATCAAGTGTGTTGCTGTACCTACTCCTACCCAATCAGCAGGAAGATCTCTTAACTTCTGACGATAATCTTTCCATTCTTGTGCAAAGGATGTGTTTGCTGCGTCTGTAGGAACTCTATTGTCACATGCTGTTAACATGTTATTTCTAATTGTTCTTACCCATTCCCAACCAAATGTTGTGTCACTACCATCTGGATTCTCATCTGCATGTGAGTATTTTGGTGTCTTCCAACCACCTGCACCTGAGTTTAGAGTTGGATCCCAACCAAAACTCTCCATGTCATACACTTCATGGAAATGTGCAGGGTCTTCAATGTATGGGTTAGGATCTGATGAAGGACCTGCTTGAACCTCTATATGTAAAGGACCTGCGATACCACCATACAATGCAGCAGCAGTTTCTGGATACAGATCTGCATCTAGATCAACCGCATATATGTCTGCAGGTAATGGATCAGGATAGTCTGCTCTTGTTGGGTCAACTGTATCAACTATCTGATCTGTTTTATTACCATTGTCATCATACCTTAACCAGACCTTTAAGTTTTTAGGTCCGTTATATGTTGCAACTCCTGCGTTTGCATCATCTTGTTCCTGTCCCAACCATTGAGTTGGTACAGGGAAGATAAAAGTTTTACTTACTTGTGTAGACATTGTTTGTTCGAGTGTTCTCTCTCATATGTTATTTAGTTATGACCAGTATGTTACAACAACTAGTCCACCTGCACCGAAACTTCCCCAACAGTTAGATCCTTCAGTACCTGCAGTAAATCCACCACCGCCTGGGAATAATGCGTGACCGTAGCAACAACCAACAGTATTACCAGAACCACATTTCGCACGACCTCTAACGAATGATGCACCCCAAGGACCTGGTACTGCACCTGTTTGTGGGTAGTGCTCAGTGTTACAGTACTGGTTAGCAGAGTCTGAACCGTTGATTCCACCGAGAGCAAAGTCCCAGTTACCACAAACGCAACCCTGTACCTCACTACGACACCAGTTACACTGTGTCTGCATCTTACAAGTATAACACCATGATCCGCACTTGTGGTGACCCCATGATCCACCTGTTGCACAGAAGTTATTTAAACCTGGACCTTGAACATATGTTGTACAACCACAGAATCCACAACCTCTTCTACCTACACAACATCCACAACAAGAACATCTCGTTGACGCTGCAGCACAGATAGTATATTGTGATGATCCTGGTGTAAAGTCTCCATCATATGCATGTAATGTTTTAATACCGTATGCTCCTGATCCGCCAGGGTTATATCCTGATGAACAACATCGACCAGGACCTCCTGATCCTCCTCCACTTACGATCTCGAATTTAATAGTCTGTGTATTTGCAGGAACTGTCCATAGAAAACAGCAACCACCATTCTCAGGACTCCAATAGCAACAATCGTAATAATAGTTCTGATTTACAACAGCAGTTGATAATCCAGTCGTCTTGTTTGCATTGACAGTACCATCTATCAGAGCATTGGTTCCATTTATTTTCTTATAAGTTTGATAGTCAGCCATTTGTTATACTCTATGGTATTAGTATTTAGAAAAAATATGACAAAAGGGAGTCTATGACTCCCATGAGAATTAAACTGTGATGATTCTCCATCCTTGTGTATTATCATAGAACACAAGTTCAAATGCAGCACCTTCAGTAGATACTGTTAGGTCAGAAGCGTCACCCATAATTGGTTTACCGTTTCTTGCAACCGTTAGGTTTTGTGTATCGAATGTCTTGTTAACATCAAATATTCTAACACTGTCTCCTTTGACTGGAGATGCAGGTAAGGTAATTGTGAATGCACCACCTGATGTGTTACAGAATGCTTGCTCTTTATTGGAAAGTGTAGTACCATTACCAGACACATCCACTGATGCATATGATCCTAATGGTAACCATGCGTTACCGTTATAAAACTCAACTGAGTTTGCGTCAGTATCGTAACGAATACCACCTTCTATTAGATCAGCACCTGTTGGTCTAGTTGCTTGAGCTCCTCTTGGTGGAACTAAGATACCAGAGGTGTTATCCATCTTACCTCTTGTAAGGAATCCACGAACTGCTTTCTCTGTTGGACATGCTGCGTTTGAATCTCCACCCATTGTCTCATCAGATGAGAACTCAGCGATAGATTCACCGACCTGTCCACCGATAGCACCCAGTTTCAACTCAGTCAAACCAGATAAGTTGAATGCGGATGCGTCCAAGGTAGCAGCACCAGTTAACTGGTTAACAGAGAAGTATTCTCCAACTCTGAAGTTACCTCCTTGGTCTGTTGATACAAAGAAGATTCTACCAGGTGCGACCACATTGGTTTCATTACCCTGAGAAGCAGCGTTCTCATTAACATTTGGATATGTAGTTTCTGCAGTGTTACCTGTTCCTACTAATAGGAAGTCATGACCAGTCAATCTAATCTTGGAGAACTTACTTCTCATCAAGAATGCCTGACCGTCATTACCTATGACAGGTGCAGCTCCTTTGCCTGGTGCGATAGAAAGTGTTGCTCTACCATCACCAAGAGTGATTGCTTGATATGCAGTCTTACCAATACCGCCAGGTGAACCGATGTATGTATGAACACCGACTGAAGTTGATGGTACATTTTCTGTATCTCTACCATCACCAATAAGTCTTGCGTTTAATGTTTGTATCTCGAAGAATGTATTACCTACACCAGAGATTTGAATTGGTACTCCTGCGATTGGGTCAGTTGCTCTTGGATATGCAGATGACTGTGCGATTGCAGTTCCACCTGCAGGACATATGAATGCTAGTGATCCAGTCTTAACTTGTACAAAGTCTCCAAATGATAGTCCGTGGTTCTCAACAGTGAAGACTGTCATGATACCAGACTGAGGTGTGTACTGTGCATCAAACACAGTTACCTTAGTTGGTTCAACAAAGTCAGTTTGTGTTCTAACAATGTAGGAACTACTATCTGATTGACCCATACCAACTGTGGTAAATCCAATGGAGTCACCGACTATTGGTGCGGTTGTTAATCCTGCAACCTCTAATAGAATATCTTTCTGACCTGTGACAGAGTTTGAAGCAGATGCAATCTTAACTCTACCTGTAGCACCTGCACCGACAGAATCGAACTCAACGAATTCGCCAGGTTTGAATACTGTAGTACCAACACCGACTGCTGCGTTGACTGGGTTTGATCCAGTGTTACCAAATCCTGTAGGATACTTGAAGTATAATGCGTCAGCAGATGACTGGTCGTTAGTTAGTGTAGCACGAGCACCTGATTCAGTACCACGCATAGTAGCACCAACAGTAATCGTACCTGTTGTCTGACCTGTGACAAGTTCCATCTTATCACCGAACAATTTACCTGGTCTTGCTACCTCATGAGTAGAGAATCCTGCGGCAACTGCACCGTAAGTACCATAAGAGTTGTTACCTGATAGAGATCTGATCTCAGATCCATCATCAGAGAAGTAACCGAAGGCACAATAGTAAGTGAAGCAAGACACAACTTCAGCAACTGCATCGTCTTCTAACATGAATCCGATACCACCTGAGTTAATGTTGGTGAATGCGTCAAACACCATTGACTTATAACCTTTTCCTTCTGGGTTCTTATGATGTCGTCCACCCTCAATGAAGATACCGATAGCACCACCATGACCTGTGCCATCGTTGGCAACATCAGAGAATGTAGTACAGTCTTTAATGTATGGAGATCTTGTTAGGATAGATTCGTTAGGGTTAAGTCTGATATAAACACCGCAAGCAGTAGTTCCAACACCAACTTTGTGTTGCATCTTATCAGTCGTGAATGGATCATTGACATCGAAGTCAAATCCTTTCAATCCCTTCATAGTAATTGACTGAATCGTTGTAGCGTCAGACACGAAGAACATTGTTGAACGATCATTCGGTGTAACACCATCAGTAGATACACCTGCAGCAGGTTCAACTGTAGTACCTCTAAGAACATCACCTGCAATAGAGAAGTTCTTACCAAGTGTAATTGGTAATGTCTCTTTAAATGTACCTGCAGATAGTTTCAAGATAACTGGAGCAGCATTTGTCAATACACCACCACTTACATATTGGTGTGCGATAGTTGAAGGACCTACACGAGTTACAAATGTACTAGAGTCAGTAACTGATTCTACATTGAAGTAGTAACCTTCAGCACCTGATGGGAATGTAGTTGATAAACCATAGTTACATGTGAACATCAAACCAACAAGTTTGATCTCTTGTCCCGCAAATAATCCGTGGTTAGCAGCAGTTATAGTTGTGATACCAGTTGTCTCATCATAAACTGCGTTTGTAATATCATATGTTGGGTTAGTTGATGTTGATGCGTAAGCAATAGTCTTGAATGAGGTATCAGGAGTCTCTCCTGCATTGTTGTTGTTACCTAATTCAGAGTCAACATAGTATGTCTTAGTTAATTTACCTGAGAAGTTCCATTCAATCTCGTCACTAGAACTAACTCTTAATACAGCACCTTGAGTACCAATACCCTGTCTTGTAGGACCTGTACCATTTCTTGTGAGTAAGTCACCTTTAGTTGTTAGTAGTGCAGCACTATCTCCGATAGCAAATGCTTGCCATATTGTAGGGTCTGTGCCTGGTGTTGTTCCTACATTGGTAGAAGCAACTGAGATGTATGCTGATGATTGGAACTCAGCGATGTCACCTATCTCATAGTATGTGGATGTGGTGTAAGCACCTGTCCAGTTAAATCCTCTATGTAATAGTGACCAACCATTAACACCTTTGTCTATTGTAGTGCTACCAATACCTGTTGGTCTTTGGAATGCTTCAATCTTTAATATGTCAGCTTGATATGTGTTACCACCAAATCTTACAAGCTCACCTTTAGAATAACTCTGTGTTTGATCCCATGCATCGTTACCACCTGTACCAATACCTAAGTTAAGGAACTGCCAATCAGATTCGTTTTCGTTTGGTTGTGCACCATATGGGTTTGTACTAATAGCAACATATGTTGAACCTTTATACTCAACAATGTCACCTCTTTGATATCTTGTAGTGTCAATATATGAACCTTCGTTCTTGTATCCGTTATCAAATGCTGCGAAGTTTTGCTCTGGTGGGAAGAATAAATCTGATCCGATTCCCAACATATCATGAGCAGATGTGTTACCTACACCAGTGGCAGTCTGATCTGCAGGAGATTGGAATGGAACTATAGTACGATATCTTCTTGCTCCATAGGTAATAACATCGTTAATACCATAGTAAGTATTAGTTGTGTATGCACCAACAAAGTTAAGTCCTTCTTGGAATAATTCCCAGTATGCAGGGAAGTCATTAGAATACCAACTACTTGTTACACCTGTAGATGTATGTTGGCTTGTACAAATGTATAAGTTACCGCCTTCCTTTACAATATCATCTGGGACATAGGATGTGTTGGTTGCCCATTCGTTCTGGTAGTCAAAACCTGCTGTATGAAGCTGCCAGTAAGCACTGTCTCCAGAAAATCCAGATTGTGATCCAGCTGAGGTATGATTTCCGATACAGACATAAGAGTTCGCACCGAATCTCACGATGTCATCTATGACAAAAGCGGTGGAGGTTGTCCAATCGCCACGCCAGTTGAACTTTAGTCTGCCAAGTCTAAATTCTGCCATTGTTAGTAATCTCTATACAGGTCCTGAGTATGAGTGGGATCCGTTGACTTGCAGGACAAGGTATCCTTCAGCGTCTAGGAAATAATTTATGTTTCGTCTATCGAAACGAATCTGTTGGTATTTATCTTGCGGATTGTTGCTTACTGATTTTTGCTCAGTAGTTTCTTCCACATAATCTTGGTAGTCACCAAACCCTTCCACTTGAGTTCCATCTGTTCTAAACGGATCAAAAGTTTCTGTGGTTGATGCAGTGCTCACCTTTGTAAGATGAAGCATAGATTCTGAGTCTCTCCTCAAAGCATACACATAGTATCCTTTTGAATCCTTGGGTTGATAATGAGAGTTGCTTAGTGTGAGTGCCATTAGCTAATGATGTTCCAATAAGATCCGTTCCACAAAAGCATAACAGTGATAGAGGCAACATCTAAAATGAGAGGAGGATCCTCTAGATTTCCGATATGATCTCTAAATTTGTTCACAGCGTCAGTTATAATAACATTATTTATATGCCAGTTGTTTGTGGCATCATGTATTTCTATGCTATCACCGATGGATAAACCAACAGTGGGCATAGCAAATGTTAATTCTGCGGCTGTTGTGTCAATAACATAGCGTTTGTTGACAGTCATTTGACCGCTAGTGTTTAATAATGTCCAGACTGGAACCGCACCTGTTGCAGCAGATGCAACAGTTTCAATATTATTACCACTGCGAATGTAGATCTTTTGGTCTACTATATTAATCGCCATTTCTCCATCTTGGAGATCGGACAGACCTGGTATCTGTCCAACGGTCGTACTTCGTTTTGGTTTTATTGCTGTAGGCATTATCTAGACAGACGCTTCTAAGTTATTTATCAGAAATAATTAATGGATATTACTGCTCTTACCTTTTGATCTGTGCAGGTGGAACTATTGTGCGGTATCGACCCATCAAAAAAGACTATTCTGTTCTCTACACTCTCTACTTTTGTGCCATCTTCAAACTCTGTGTAACCATTATTAGTATTCATATAGAATACAA